TGGGGCGGGCCGGAGCACCAAGGCCATCCCGCCGTATTTTCTGGGCGAGGTGGTTGACCCCGGGAAGTCGGCGGCGGATTATACCTTCGACCGGGGCCGCGTCGCGGAGATGGCGCAGAAGGCCGAGGGCATGGCCGCGAAGCTGGAAGGTCAGGGCCGCAGGAAGGACGCCGAGGGCGTCCGCAACCGGGCCGCGGTGCTCAAGCAACTGGCCGAGGGCAAGGCCGAGCCGACGGTGGGCGAGCTGATGCGGCTGGGCGAGGCGGCCGACAAGAACACCAAAAAGGGCTTCTTTTCCAAAATCTTCGGCGGGTAACAATGGCCGTCACGAAGGTCCGGGTGGGTTACGACGAGGAAGTCTACGGCACCATCGCCGTGGGGCCGGACGGCAAGTTGCAATTCGCCCCGGCCGACCCGCGGCACGCGGACATCCTGCGGCAAGTGGCCGAGACCTACGCCCGGCAGATCGAGATGGACGAGTCGATCACGCAAGAGCAGATGGACGCCATGACCGCCGCCGACGTGCTGGCGCGCATGGCCGACCGGATGCAGGCCAAACACCTCTGGGCCGAACCCGCCTGACCCGCACGCCCGCTCCCCCTCGAACGGGCCGCCCGAATGGGCGGCCCGTTGCACTTCCCGTGCCGCGCGACCGCCGGTGCCATCGGTAGGGCAAGAGGACACTCATGCCCGCACCCGCGCACCCGAAGCGGTCGGGTGGCCGGCGGCTGAGGCTGCGGGCGACCGCGACCGTGCCCGCCGGTGACGCCGCCGCCCCCGCGCGGCGGTCGTTCCGCATGGTGGCCAACACCGGCGAACCGATGCTCATCGAGGCGTCGGCCCTGCCGGTGGTGGTGGACCTGGCGAGCATCGACCTGTCCGGGCTGCCGATCCCGGCGCTCTACGACCACCGCCCGGAGGTGGACGCGGTGGTCGGGCAGGTGACGGCGGCGACGGTCCGGGGTTCGACGCTCGACGCCGAGGGGGTGTTCACCCTCTCCGACTCCGGCGACCCGGCCCGCAACTTCGCCCGCAAGGTCTTGGAGAAGGCGGACGCCGGCTACCAGTGGCAGGTGTCGGTCGGCGGCGACCCGGCGAGTCTGGAAGAGGTGAAGGCCGGTCAGTCCGTGGTGGTCAACGGCCGGACCTACCAGGGGCCGGTGTGCGTGGCCCGCGGCCTGGTCCTGCGGGAAATCTCGTTCGTGGTCTTGGGCGGCGACAGGCGAACCAGTGCCGTGGTAACCCGGCTGAAGGGGCTGAAGGGGAAAACGATGAACTTCGAGCAGTTCGTTCAGTCGATGGGGTTCGACCCGACGGCGCTGGACGAGACCCAGACCGCGAACATGCAACTGCTCTTCGACGAGCAGAAGCCGGCCGAGGGTGAAGAGGTGTCCGCCGAGGGCGAGACGCCGCCCGGCGAGGAAGAGGAAGAGGCGGTGGTCGCCGAGGGCGAGACGCCGCCGCCGGAAGAGGAAGACCCGGCCGTCGCCGCCGAGGGCGAAGAGGGCATGGGGGAGGAAGAGGAACCCGCCCCGACCAACGCCGGCGCGAGGAAGCCGAAGTTGAACGCCGCGCAGGCGCGGCAGGCCGAGCGCGCCCGGGTGACCGAGATCACCCGCCTGGTCGCCGCGCACGGCAACCCCAAGGTCACCGTCAAGGGCAAGAAGACCCCGCTCATGTCCGCCGCGGTCGCGGGCGGGTGGAGTGTCAACACCGTGAAGACGCACCTGCTCAACCACCTCCGCAACAGCCGCCCGGCCGGACCCACGATCATCAGCCGGGGCAAGGACAAGGACTGCACCCGCGAGGCGCTGCAGGCGGCGCTGTTCCTGCGGGCCGGCGGGAAGCTCGACTACCAGTTCAAGAACAGGCTGGCGGCGCACGCCCTCAAGCTGCCGGCGTGGATGCGCGCCCCGGTCAACGACGCCGCCCGCGACCGGCTGATGAACGCCGCCCACCACTACTACAAGCTGTCCGCGGTGGACCTGTGCCGCGAGGCGCTGCGGCTGGACGGGGTGAGCGCCCCGCACGACCGCGACGAGATGGTCCGCGCGGCCATCGTCGGCCGCCCGCGCCTGACCGCCGCGTCGTCCGGCTCGGCCCTCTCGAACATCTTCAGCAGCAGCGTCAACGCGCTGCTGCTGATGGGCTACGAGCAGTCGCCGGACACGACCGTCGGTTGGGTGTCCGAGTCGGACGTGAACAACTTCCAGACCCAGGAACGGGTGCGGATCGACATCGGCGGCGGGTTGAAGAAGCTGCCCCGCGGCAAGACCGCCGAGCACGCCGACTACAGCGATTCGGTCGAGTCCTACAAGCTCGCCCGGTACGCCAAGATGTTCGAGGTGGACGAGCAAGACCTGGCCGACGACAACCTGAACGGGCTGGACAGCGTGCCCGACGACATGGGCAAGGCGGCGGCCCGGCTGCGGCCCGATCTGGTGTACGCCATCATCCTGGACAACGCCAACCTCAACGCCACCGGGCGGGGGCTGTTCAACACGACCGACGGCAACCAGGCGTCCAGCGGTGCCGCCCTGTCCTACGCCACGCTCCGCGACGGCATCAAGGCGATGGCGCTCTTCCGGGAAAACTCGGTCAACCTGAACCTCCAGCCCACGCACCTGATCGTCGGCCCGGAGAACGAACTGCTCGCCTTCGAGCTCACGCAGTCGCCGCAAATCCTCTACGGGGCGGACGACGAGACGGTCCGGGGCAACCTGAACGCCCTGAAGATGAAGGGGCTGACCCCGGTGGTCGAGGCCCGGCTGTCCAACGGCGTGGTGGACCCGAACACCGGCGATTCCGAGTCCGGTTCGACGACCGCCTGGTATCTGGCCAGCACCATGGCGCACACCATCGAGGTGGGCTACCTGCGGGGTTCGGGCCGCGCCCCCCGCGTCCGGTCCTACGTGCTGGACAAGGGCCGGTACGGGATGGGCTGGGACGTGTCGATGGACATCGGTGCCAAGGCGCTCGACTGGAAGGGCCTGTACAAGAACGCCGGGGCGTGATGAAGACGTACTACCGGTTCACCACGACGAAGAAGGTCAACGGCGCGTTCTTCACGGCGGGCACCGTCGTGATGGGCGGCACGTTCGACCGCGGCACCCTCGAATCCCTCGCCCGGACGGGCGAGGTGGTGCCCTGCGAGGGGCCGCGCCTCGCCCATTCGGGCGAGGCGCAACCCGAAGTCACCCCGGCCCTCGCCCATCTGGGCGAGACGCCGGCACCCGAGGCCGAGTCACCGCAAGCACCGCCGGTGAAGTCCGGCAAGAAGAAGAGGTAAGACCATGCCGGAAGCCAAGCGACGGGGCAACAACGACGAGCGGGCGCTGAAGGCGGCTGCCGCGGTGGACACGGGCGAGGTGTGGCAGCTCCCGGACGGCCGGGCCGCGTACCACGACGCCCTGGAGGACGCCGCGACGGGCGACCGGGTGTGTTTCCGCACCGAGGGCATCGCCACGGTGCCCAAGGCGGCGAGCATCGTCATCACCGACGGCCAGCCGGTCTACTGGGACCACAGCGCCAACGCCGCGACGTTCGAGAAGGTCAACGACCGGGACTTCTTCCTCGGCACCGCCGTGGGCGACGCGGCCAGCGCCGACACCACGATGGAAGTCAACCTGAACGAGCGGCCGGTCTACGCCGTGGACATCAAGCGCGACGGGTTCCTTTCGGTCCTCGTGGGCACGCCGGCCGCCGGCGCGTTCCAGTACCCGCAGAACCTCGGCGGGCGGCTCGTCTTCGAGCTGACCGCGACCAACGAGGCGCAGAAGGTGGACGCCTTCAGCGTGGACCGGTGGGCGGTCGGGGCGAACTGGATCGTCGAGGGCGTGTTCAACATCATGGTGGACGGGTCCAACGCGACCCAGGACTTCAACATCGGGGTGGCCAACGCCACGCACGCATCGGACGCCGACTCCATCGCCGAGAGCGTGTTCATCCACGTGGACGGCAACAGCACCAACCTCGCCGCCGAGAGCGACGACGGGACCACCGAGGTTGCGGCGACCGACACGACCAAGGACTACACCGAGGGCGTGGACGTTGCCCAGCGGGTCCACTTCGTCATGGACGGGCGCAACCCGGCGGACGTGCAGATTTACATCGACGGGGTGAACGTGCTGCCGAACTCCACGTTCGACGTGAGCGCCGCGACCGGCCCCCTGGGTCTGCTCGTCCACCTGGAAAAGAGCGCGGGCACCGACGTGTACAAGGTCGGGGTGGAACACCTCGCCGTGCGGCTGATGGAGCAGGACGGTAACCAGCTCGTCAACGCCTGACCCGGGGTGACCGCGTGAGCTGGCAGGGCGATTTCGGGGCGGCGAGTCATCCGAAGTTCGCGGCGGTGGACGCCGCGACCTCGGGGGACAACACGCTCGTGGCGGCCGTCGCCGGCAAGAAAATCCGGGTGCTGGCGGCGGTGCTGGTGATGACCGGCACGGCCGTCACGATCCGGTTCGAGTCGGGCGCGGGCGGGGCGGCGCTGACCGGCCAGATGACGCCCTCGCAGGGGAACGTCATCACCCTGCCGTTCAACCCGGCCGGGTGGTTCGAGACGGCGGCCGGGTCGCTCCTGAACCTCGAACTGGGCGGGGCGCAGTCGGTGGACGGGTGCCTCGTCTACTGCGAGGTGTGATGAGCACCCTGTTCGCGAAGGCCCGGGACTGGCTGCCCGGCAAGGTGCGGGAGGCCGCGGGGGTGGGCATCACCTACGCCCGCGGCGCGGAAAGCATCGGGATCACCGCGACCGTCGGCCGGACGGTTTTTTCGTCTCTGGCGGAAGGCGCGCCGCGGGTCGAGTTCGGCGAGCGGGACTACCTGATCCTCGCCGCGGACCTCGTGATCGGCGGCGGCACCAGCGAACCCGCCATCGGCGACCGGATCACCGAGACCATCGACGGGTCCGACGTGGTGTTCGAGGTGGTGACGCCGGAGACGGGCGAACCGGCGTGGCGGTGGAGTGACCCGCAGCGGACCGTCTGGCGGGTGCATGTGAAGCGGCAGAAGCAAGCGGAGTCATAGCGTGGCGAGCGACGAGGCAAGGAGCATCCGCGACGCCGGCAAGACCCGCTACCAGGCGGACGGGACGGTCACGCCCTACGAGGTGCGGCAGGGTCCGACCGGGCTGGCCGAGGTGTACGACGGCGCCGCCGCGAAGGTGAGCGGCGACTACCCGATTTACTCCACCGAGGGCACGTTCAAGGTTCTCAAGACCAGCGGCGTCGTCATCCTCAAGGGCGGGCGGGTCTACTGGGATCATTCGGCGAGTTCCGCGACCTACTGCCGGAACAACGACCGCGACTTCTACCTCGGGCGGGCCGTCGAGGACGCGGCCAGCACCGCCCCGACGGTGGACGTGATCCTGAACGTGGACCCGCCCTACGACATCGACCTGTGCCGCGACGGGTTCATCTCCACCCTGGCGGGCACCCCGGCCGCGGGCGGGTTCGGCTACCCGGTCCAGCTCGGCGGGGCGTTCGTCCTGGAGCTGAGCGCCACCAACGAGGCGCAGAAGGTTGACCTGCTCTCCGTGGACGGGTTCGACCTCGCCTCAAACGCGATTGTCGAGTTCGCGTTCCGGGTCATCTCGGACGGGGCGTCGGGCGCGCAGGACTTCACCATCGGCGTGGCCAGCGGGACGCACGAAACGGACTTCCAGAGCGTCACCAGCTTCGTGGCGCTGCACCTGGACGGCAACACGACCAACATCAACGTCCAGTCCGACGACAACAGCACGGACGTTGCGCCCACCGACAGCACGGCCGACTACACCGAGGGGTCGGCCCGGACGAACCGGGTCGAGGGGTGGCTGGACTTCCGCAACCCCGCCGACGTGCAGTGCTACGTCAACGGGGCGCTGGTGCTGGACGGGACGACGTTCACGGCCGGCACCAGCGGCGTGCACCACCTGATCGCCCACCTGGAGAAGACCGCCGGCACCGACACCTACAAGGTGGCGGTGGACTGGCTGCGCGCGAGGCTCGCCGAACAATGACGCCACTGGTCAAGGCCGCCGCCGACCGCATCGACGCCGCCACCGCCGCCCGGGCGCTGCACGGCTACTCGGGCGTCGTCGCCGGGGACGTGGTGGCCGCCGCCGCCGCGGTCAAGGAACCCGACGGGGTTGTCTCGGCGCTCCTGGGGGGTGCCGCCAACAACGCCCCGGGTGCCGAGATTTTCCAGAAGACGGAGCACCTGCGGCACCTCCTGGACTGCCTGGCGAGACAGTGAGGTGAGCGGTGCCGTACACCCCGACGACGCCGACGCTCACGCTCTGCGACGACCTCGTGGACGCGATCAACGCGGCGTGGACGCCCAGCGACCCGGACGCCGTGGAGCGGCGCTACCTGGAGCGGATCGACCTGGACGGGCTGCGCGGGCGGCGGGTGTTCTTCTTCCCGGCCGGCTACGACAACCGCCCGGCGACCCGCGGGCACGACGACTACACCCACCGGATCACCTGCCTGGTGGTCGAGAAGTACCCGGACGCGGGCGACCCGCCCCGGGAGTGGATTGACGAGCGGGTGGACTTCGTTCACACGCAGGTCGTGCAGGGGTTGGACTTCTCCCGCGCGCCGCCGTCGTTCAACCGGCAGGTGTTGACCCTCTCGGCGGACGTGCCGGCGGTGTACGACGCGGAGATGCTGACGACGAAGAAACAGTTCTGGTGCGCCGTGGAGCTGGTGTTCGTGGAATTCCGCAGCGCCTAGGGGGTGAGCGATGCCCGCGGTCAGTGCGAACAAGCCCGGCGTCGGCGCGAAGCGCTACCGGAACACCGGCAGTTACGGCTCGCCCTCGTGGACGGCGCAGAACTACGACCGCGACGTGACCCTGGCGATGCCGTGGGACACGGCCGAGGGCGGCACCCGGGCCACGCGCGCCAAGACGTTCATCAAGACCCGCACCGACATCACGGTGACCGTGGTCGCCAAGGCCGACGACGCCGACGCCGCGTTCACGAGCCTCCTGGACGCCGCGTTCAACCCGACCTCGGTGATGGACTGCCTCGTGCTCAACGGGCTGATCACCACCGAGGGGGCGCGGGGGGTGCGGGGCGAGTTCCTGGTCAACCTGGACAGCGACCCGCAGGAGATCGACGGCTCGATCTACGACACGTTCACGCTCAAGCCGGTGTGGACTACCAACGCCGTCGGGCCGTCCAGTGTGGTGATGGGCGCGTCGAGCACCCCGACGTTCACCGCCCTGTGACGCTCAAGAGTCTGTTCTTCGACACGGAGGCGGTCAAGCGGCAGGTGGACGCCATCACCCGCCGGTCGCTCTCCCGGCTGGGGGCGTTCGTCCGGCGGCGGGCGCAGACTTCGATCCGCAAGCGCAAGGGGACGGCCCCGCCCGGCCAGCCGCCGCACTCCCACGAGGGGAGCCTGCGGCGGCTGATCTTTTTCGCCTACGAGCCGGCCGCGCGGTCCGTCGTCGTGGGGCCGGTGCCCTTCAGGAAGGGTGAGGCGCCCAAGCTCCTGGAGTTCGGCGGCGAGGCGACCCGGACGCGGGGCGGCAGGTCGCGGCGGGTGCGCTACCGCGGGCACCCGTTCATGGGTCCGGCGGGGCGGGCCGAGGCGGCGCGGTTCTCCGACATCCTTCGGCAGATGGTGAGGTGATGGCGAGTTTCGTTGACGCGGCGGGCCGGACGCACGAGCTGACGATCACCTTCGGGCAGGCGGTCGGGGCGCTCAAGGCGGCCGGGCTGGACCTGGCGTGTGAGGATTACAACGCACTGGCCCGGGTGGTGTACGGGGACGTGTTCGCGCTCGTGCGGTGCGTGAAGGTGCTCGCCCCGGCCGCCGAGTTCGAGGGGGCGGGGGTGGAAGTGCTGGACGCGGCGGCGCAGGCGCTGGAGGACGCCATCGCGGATTTTTCCCTGCGCCCGCCGCTGAGGGCAAGGGTGGCGGGTCCGGACGGGGGTTTGTCGAATCCGTCTGGCGGACCGCCGGGGCGCTCGGCGTAGACCCGCGGCCGTTCAGTGCCCGGCAACTGGCGTGGATGGCGGCCGGGCGGATGGAGGCGGCGGGCGAGCTGGTGGCGGCCCTGACGGGCGGGATCGTCGCCGGGTCGGTGTCGCCGGGCGATGTGCTCAAGCGGGCGGCGGCGGGGCAGCTCAACCCGTTCGCGGCCCGGCCGGAGTCGGAGGCGATGACCAAGTACAAGGCCATGATCGCCGGGCGGCGGCTGGCCGCGGTCGCGGGGGACTCGGGTGTCACTTAAAGGCGGGATGGGTGCCGGCGGCGGCGCGGGCGCGGGCGACATCCGCGCCGGCGGGGCGGTGTACGAGTTCCGCGCCGAGGACAAGATCAGCCCGGCCGCCGACCGGTTGAAGCAGAAGCTCACCGGGTTCGGGAAGTGGATGCAGGGCATGGGGCAGGGACTCTCCGGGAGCCTCCTCTTCGGCGGGGCGGCCGGCATGGGCATGGCCTTCGCGCAGAAGGTGCTGGGGCCGGCGATGGACAAGGCGAAGGACCACCTCGCCGAAGCCGTGTTCAAGACGAAGGAGTTGGCCGCCGCGTCGCAGCGGGCGGCGGACGGCTACACCCGCATGGGCGAGGCCGCCGCCAAGCTCGCGTCCGGGGCGATGGGCGAGGCCGCCGGGATCGCCGACCCGCGCAAGGCCGCCGAGCTGCTACAGAACGTGGCGAACCAGATGAGGGAAAAGATCACGGCGATGAGCCACCTGGCCACCGCCGAGTTCGCCGAGTCGAACCGGTACGGCCGGGGCGGGTTCACGAGGTTCATCGAGAAGGTGACGCCCGAGGGTGACGAGCGGCGGGCGCGGGCGGCCGGGCGGTTCGAGGCGGCGAAGACAGCCCTCGGGAAGATGGCCGAGCACGAAGCGGAGGTGGCCGAGCGGATCAGGCACCTCTTGTCGCCGGAGGCGATGGACACCTTCAAGTCGCCCCTGACCCGCGTTGCCGACCAGATCAACGACGCCCTGGACCCGGCGGTTCAGGGGATGGGGCAGTTCGAGCGGGCGGTGTACGAGCTGAGCAAGGACGGCAGGTTGGCGACGCTGGGGACCGACCTGGAGGTGCTCCGGCACCAAGCCATCGCCGCCGACGCCGCCCTACGGCCGCCGGGGGGCAGCGGACTCATGGGCATCTTCGCGGCGCAGATGGGGGCGCTGGGGCCGATCCTGGAAGACGTGGGCCGGTTCAACGAGCTGAAGAACGCCATGCGGGGGGCGGCCGGTGCGACGAGCACCCGGGCGGCGGACCTGCGGTTCGGGTTGGGGGACAAGGTGATGGACAAGCAGCTCGGGTTGCTCGGGACCATCGCCGGGGCGACCACCGAGACGGCCAAGGGCGTCCAGTCCATGAAGGACATGTACATGATGGGACCGTGACTCACCGCCCCCGGAGGATTTCGTCAACCGTCCGCGGGCGGATTTCGTGGGCCTTGGGGATGTCGCGCCGCACCCCCTCTGCGGTGCGGTTGATGTCCGGCTTGACCGTGCTGTTCCAGAGAACGCAACCGGACAGCAGGGAGCCGAGGAACACGGCGACGAACGTGGCGGAAAACCGGGACAGCCACGACGGGCCGGGGCAGTTCGCCTCGCCCATTCGGGCGAGGCGGCGGGTGGTGGGTTCCTCGAAGTCGAACGGTTCGGGCATGGCGGCCTCCGGGGGGTGACGGGTATTCATTATGCCGTACATCTGGGAGCGACACCAGAGCCGGGACTTCGACCTCGGGGGCAAGGTCATCAGCCTCACCCGGGAGTGGGTCGCCACCGACGTGCTGGACGAGGTGGTGGCGGTCAACCTCGTCCTGCTCGCCAACCCGCTCATCTTCGATTCGCTGGTGAGGGCCACCGCGAAGGCGTCGAACCAGGGCGGCGGCACCTACTTCATCTCGGTCGGCTACCGGAATATCGACCCGCAGCACGCCCTGCCGGACACGGCCACGCCCGGCGGCGGCGGCTCCCAGCAGCAGCCGTCCGGCCCGGCCTCGCAGGACGAAGACCTGACCGCCGGCTACACGTTCGACCTGACCGGCGAGGCCGTCCACATCACGCAGTCGAAGGGCACCTACTACGGGGCGGTGCTGGACGCCGCCGGCACGGTCACCCAGTACGACGAGCCGACGTGTCAGGCGCTCGGGTTCACCCTGGACACCGGCCGTGCCATCGGCCTGTCGAGCGACCGGGTGGAGGGGTGCGAGGTACACGTCCCGCGGGAGGAGTGGACGCGGGAGGTGGTTCGGCCGTCCGTGACCTTCCGGTACAAGCGCACCCTGCACAACCTCGTGGGCAAGGTGAACGCCGAGACGTTCTACCACTACCCGCCCGGCGAGGTGAAGTACCTCGGGGCGGTCGGGCGGTGGGGGCAGGGGCGGTGGAACCTGACCCACAAGTTCGCGGCGGCCGAGCACCAGACGAACCTCAAGATCGGCCCGTTCACCGTCCCGCTCAAGCGGGCGTGGGACCACCTGTGGGTGAGCTACCGGGCCAAGGAAGTGGGCGACCTCGTGATGCAAGTACCGGCGGCGGTGTACGTGGAGAAGGTGTGCGACGACGGGGACTTTTCCCTCATCGAAATCGGAACCTGACGTGCTCAAGCCGACCGCGAGTCCCGGCGGGTCCAGCGGCCAAATCCAGTGGAACTCTTCCGGGAGTTTCGCCGGGGCCGCGGCCCTCACCTACGCGACTTCCGGCACGCACCTGACGGCCACGGCGCAGGCTGCGACCGACGTGACCGCCGGGTTCGTGGCGCACGGCTCGCAGTCGGCCAACCTGACGGAGTGGCGCACGTCGGCGGGGACCGTGCGGGGGCGGGTACTGAGTAGCGGGCGGTTCAGCCACCCGTTCGGCAACGTGTCGGGCAACGAGTGCTTCGGCACCGGGTCCGGGCGCGACGCGGCCACGGGGGGGAACAATACCTGCCTCGGGGCCAACGCCGGCGCGGCCATCACCAGCGGCACGCTCAACACGTTCGTCGGCGGCAACGCCGGCGCGGCCCACCAGGGGGCGTGGCAATGCACCTACGTCGGGTACAACTGCGGTTCCACGGCCAAGGGCGACAGCAACACCCTCGTCGGTTACAACTGCGGGTCGGGTCTGGTGGGTAACGGCGGCTCGTCGGGGTGGGGCAACACCGCGGTCGGGGCGTCGATCTCGTTCAGCTCGGGGTCGGTCAACAACATGGCCTTCGGCAACGAGGCCGTGGTCAGCGGCAACGACAACATCCTGTTCGGCGCGAACGCGGCGGTCCCGAGCGGGTTCACGCAGCGGGTGGTCGTGTTCCACATGGGCACCACCACCGGCTCGGCGGGGATGAAGCCCGACGTGCTGTTCACCGGGAAGTCGAGCACCACGAACAACGTCCCGATGCTCTGGGTCGAACCGGTGTGGGTGGACAGCACCCACGCCAGCCGCAAGTGCCGGGGCATCCATTACGCCTACGACACGGCCGCCCGCGAGTGCTTCCGGATCGAGGCCAGCGGGACGGCGGCCATGATCGGGTTCTTCGGGGCGGCGGCCATCGCCCGCCCGACCCTGGCGGCCGACGCCACCGACCTGGCTTCGGTCATCGCGCTGGCCAACGACATCAAGGCGAAGCTGTCGGCCGCGGCCGGCGGACTGGGGCTGTGCGCATGACGACCGTGACCCTGACCGACGACGAGCGATCCCTGATCCTCCAGTTGCTCCAGGGGGTGACGGGCAACCTGCTCAACCCCGACTGCCCGAAGCTCCTGGCGCTGGTGAGGGGGCTGGCGAAGAAGCTCGCCCCGAAGCCGGCCCCGAAGAAGAAGAGGTGACCCGTGGCCTTCTCCACGCAGCAGACCAACAGCACGAGCCGGCTGATCGCCGCGCTGACGGCGCTGAAGGACGCCTACTACCAGTGCCTTGAGGACAAGGACGCGGCGGCCCTCATCGGCATCCCCGCCGACGCCGACTTCGTGAACGGAGTCGGCCCGGGGGAACTCGACCACGTGACCCGCCAGCGGCTCCGGTACGGTCACCTCGTCGTGGACGCCCTGAAAACCTGGATGACCACGGCAATCGACATGGACGGGGCCGGCGGTTTGGGGCCGAAGGTGCCGCTGGACGTGATGGTCGAGCTGATCCGCTGAGGTGACCCGTGGCGAGCGAAATCCAGCTCCAGCACACGACCGCCGGGGCGAACCTGTACGCGCTGGTCCGCAACAGCGTCGGGCAGGTGTACAACGGCACGGCGTTCGTGACCTACGCGACGGCGGACCTGGCGAACTACGACATCGCCCTGACCGAACAGGGGACGGCCAGCCGGTTCTACGCCGGCAACTTCCCGGCGGTGGCGGCCGGGGTGTACGGCGTCTCCGTGTACGTCCGGGCCGGGGCCAACCCCGCCGAGGGCGACGCCCTGGCGGGGATCGGTGACATCGAGTGGGACGGGTCGGCGGTGCTGCCCCGCTCGCAGATCGCCGCCGACCTGCCGCAGAAGATCACCAAGGGCGTGGCGCTGGCGAACTTCACCTTCTTCATGCGGGACAGCGCCGACCACGTGTCCGGCAAGACCGGGCTGACGGTGGCGGCGACGCGGAAGCTGGACGGCGGGGCGTTCGCGTCCTGCGCCAACGCCGTCTCCGAGGTGGGCAACGGCATTTACGTCATCAACCTGGCGGCGGCCGACCTCAACGGCGACGTGGTGACCCTGCGGTTCACGGCCGCCGGCGCGGACGACACCGTGATCACCATCCCGACGCAGCCGACGTGACATGATCGACTGGGGCGCGAGTCCGGTCCACTCCCTCTGCCGGGGGCGGGTCGTCGTGTGGACCGGCGGTTCGGTCCCGAGGGTGTTCACCCGCGGCGGCACCTACCGCCGGGCGCTGTGGAGCTGGACCCGGACGGCCGCCCGGCGGCAGGCGCAGTGGGCGCGGTCGGGGCGGTGGTACGCCCGGGGGCGGGTCGCCGCCCGGGTCCGCGGCCAGTGGGGGCGGACGGCGCGGCGGGAACTTCCGGCCTGGAACCGGGTCGCCCGGTGGGACACCAACCAGATGAGTCAGATCACCCCGCACACGTTCACCAAGACCGCCTCCGACGACCGCACCTTCGGGTTCGACTACTCGGACGCGCCCGAGGTGTGGGACGGGGCGGCAGTCGTCAGCGCCGTGTCCTCGGGCACCGTCTCGGGCGGCTCGGGGCTGACGTTCGGCACCCCCGCGGCGCTGGCGACGGCGTTCGACGACATCCCGGCGCAGGCGGGGCTGTCCTGCCGCATCTCCGGCGGGACGGCCGGGACCACCTACAAGTTCGCGATGATCGCCACGCTCGCTTCGGGGCGGGTGCTCACCATCCCCTGCCGCATGGTCGTCGTCGCCGACGTGCCCGCATGAGCGACCCACTCGAAAGCGTCGGGCCGGGCACGGTCAGCCCCTTCCTCAAGAGCGCCGGCACGGTCAACGCGGCGCTGGAGGTGCTGCGCCGCGCCCGGGGCAACCTGCGCGGGCCGACCGGGGCGGCCGGCGCGCCCATCGACCTGCTGTCCCCGCAGACGCTCGTGTGGGTCAAGAACGCCACCGGCGCGACCCTGCCGGCCCGGTCGGTCGTGGCCTTGGGCGAGCCGGTGTTCGACTGGACCTCCGACGAGATCGTCCACGAGGCCCGGCGCAACCCCTACTTCCCGGGCAGCGCCCCGACCGCCTCCACCGACGCCTTCGCGGTGCTGGTCGAGCCGTGCGGGGCGACGCGCAGCCTGCACAACCCGAGTCCGCTCATGGCCCGCGCCGCCGTCCTGGGCGTGGTGCCGGTGGACCTGAACGTCACGGACAGCTCGCACACCCACGCGGCACCGGCGGCCGGGGTCACGGCGACGCTGGCCAGCGCCACGTCGGGGCCGGCGAAGATCATCTGGAAGGAGTCGGGGACCGGGACCAAGCGGGCGGCCGTGCTGCTGACGGGGCAGGGGGCGGCGGCGGCAGGGGACGCATCCACAACCATCATCGCCAGCGCCACGACGATCACCGCCGACGACACGTTCACGGACATCACCGGGCTGACGATCACCCTGCCTTCGGCGGGCACGTACCACGTTTGGGTCAATCTGGTTGGGGCGGGGAGCGTTTCCGCGGTCGTGGGGGGTGTGGCCAACCTCATGGCAACGGTCACGGATTCCAGCAACACGGACGTGGGCGGGTCGGCGGGGTCGGCGCGGTTCCTGCTCGGCATGATCCCCATCACCAACACCTCAATCGGGGTGACCGCCAGTTGGGGGCGCATCGTGACCGCGACGGGTTCCATGACGGTCAAGGTCCGCGGGGCGCGGTCGGCCGGACCGACCTGGAACCAAGCGACCATCGGGGGATTCGACGGGTCGCGCATCATGCGGAGTTGCATCGGGTACATCAGACTTTGACCTGCCGACGCCCTGCCGCCTCGCCCGTCCGGGCGAGCGGGTGCCATTTCCCGGGGTGATGCTCAACTCGGACGAGTTCTACGCCGCCTGCGCCGACTGGTTCCTGGCGGCCTTCCTGGCGCTCGGCGCGGCCTTCGTGCTCGCCGCCGCCCTCACCCCCGGCGCGACCGCCGCCCTGTTGGAGTGACCCATGCGCATCCCGTTGGCCGGCTGGCTGGTCGTGGCCGGCGGCCTGTCGTTCGCCGCCGGGTTCGGCGGCGCGCTCCTGTTCTCCGGGCCGGTCCGGGTCGAACTGGCACCGGCCGGACCCGTCACCGTCGAGGGGTCCGTCACCCTGCACTCGCCCCGGGCCGGGCTGTTCGGGGCGGCCTCCGACCCCGCGCCCGCCCCCCGTGAGAAGCCGGCCGAACTGGAACACCGGCTGCCGCCGTCGGAACTGGTCCCTGAGACGGTCCACGCCGGGGCGGAAATCCCCCTGCCCTGGAAGAGTGACGCGAAGGACTGGGGCCACGCCCACATCGGCGTCGCCGACGCCTGGAAGCACACGAAGGGCAAGGGCGTGGTGGTCGCCGTGCTCGACACGGGGGTGGACCAGGACCACCGCGACCTCAAGGGGCAGGTGCTCAAGGTCAAGGACTTCACCGGCAGCCGGTCGGGTCCGTCCGACGTGTCCGGGCACGGGTCGCACTGCGCCGGCGTGGTGGCGGCGGCCGAGAACGGCGTGGGCATGGTCGGGGTCGCGCCGGAGGCGAAGCTGCTCGTCGGCAAGGTGCTCAACGACCGGGGCAGCGGGCTGAGTTCGTGGATCGCCGCCGGCATCGACTGGGCGGTGGACGAGGGGGCGGACGTGATCAGCATGTCGCTGGGGTCGGGGGCGAGCGACCCGCGCATCAAGGCGGCGGTGGAGCGGGCGGCGTCCAAGGGGGTGATCGTGGTCGCGGCGGCCGGCAACGAGGGTCCGGGGGACGGCACGGTCGGGTTCCCCGGGCGCTACCCGGAGTGCGTCTGCGTCGCGGCGGTGGACTCCAAGGGCAAGGTCGCGGAGTTCTCCAGCCGGGGCGAGCGGGTGGACATCGCCGCCCCCGGGGTGTCCGTCCGCTCGTGCTACCCGGGGGACCGGTTCGCCACGATGAGCGGCACCAGCATGGCGACGCCCTACGTGGCGGGGGTGGCGGCGCTCTACGTCGCCGACCGGCGGAACCACTTCGCGACGCCCTCCCCGGCCGAGTTCCGCAAACTACTGACGCAGCACGCCAAGGACATCCCGCCCCCGGGCCGGGACAACGCCAGCGGGTTCGGCCTCGCCCAGCCCGCCAGGCTCGTCGGGATGGATCACCCGATCCTGGTGCCGCCGCCCGGGGGCGACCGGCTGGAAATCACCATCCCCGACGAGTTCAAGGGGCGGCCGATCAAGCGAATCGTGATCGAGTTCGAGAAGGTCGAACCCAAGAAGTGAAAGGGGTGGCCCGTGGACTGGCTCGCCGAACACCTGCCGCAGATGGTCACCACCCCGCACGGCTGCCTGTTGTGCGCCGTGCTCTTGGTGCTGGGCTACCTCGGATACCGCCCGGTCCTGAGTCGGGTGAAAGCGCGGCGCAAGAAGAAGGGCGGTGGGGCGTGAGCGCGTTCTGGGGGACCGCCGTGTTCGTCGGCGGGACGATGGCGGTGCTCGGATTCTTCGACTGGCTCGCCCGCCGGTATCTCGCCCATTTGGGCGAGAGAAAGGACGACTGTGGACGTTGACGAGCTCAAGGCGTTCGACGTGGACGAGACCCGCCGCGGGGGGTTCATGAAGGGCCAACGACCGTCCACCGAAGGTGCCGTCGTCGTTTCGCCCGTGGGCCGCGCCCGCACCGCTTCGGACCGACGCGCCTTCCTGAAGCGCGTCGCCAAGCGGCGGGCGAAGAAGGGGTATCGCTGATGTCATTCGTCTTCGCGCTGCTGTTCGCCCCGGACGTGGGCCGGCTCGGGCACCCGGACTTCGTGACCCGCGAGCGGGCCGAGTGGGCGCTCTCCACGCTGGGCATCTGGGCGCTGCCGTTCACCGCCGAAGGGTTGACGCATACTAGCCCCGAGGTGCGGCAGCGCTGTGCCCGGCTGACCGCCAAGTACCGTTCGTTCGCCGCGGACCTGAAGGCGGCGGCGGTGCTGCTCGGCCCGTGGGAGCCGGACCCGTGGGCGCTGTGGCACGACGAGGACGGGCGGCACCGGCTGCGGCGGGTGGCGGTCGGGGCCGGGTGCTCCCACTGGGCGGCCGACCAGATCACCCCGGACGCCTCGTCGTGCTGGTGGTATCCGCCGCACGAAGTCTGCGCCTCGGGGCTGCGCGAGTGCCGGCGTCAACCCGGCGTCACGCCCAGTTGGTTCTCTCCCTGGTGAAAGGGGTTTCCATGACGGTCACGGTTCTGATCGACGGGGTTGAAATCACCCTCGATGCCGGGGGCGCGCCCCCGGCGGACGGGGGGTGCGATCTGTGCGAGCCGGACGGCGGCGGCGACGGCGGGGCCGAGGCGACCGCCATCGGGGACGGCACGCTGCTCAAGCTGATCCTGGAGTTCGCCGAGAAGCTGATCCCGATCCTGTTGCCGATCCTGATCGGCAAGGGGGCGGGTGCGAAGAAGATCGGTGACGGGACGCTGCTCAAGCTGCTCCTGCCGTTCCTGCTGCAACTGCTCCCGATCATCCTGCCGCTCTTGGGCGATGAGGATCAGGAAAAGCTGGTCAAGGCGATGGGGTTTGAGGAAGTGTCGGTGTGACCTGTCGCCTCGCCCATTCGGGCGAGGCGTGTGTCCTGCCGGCCCCGGTACGCCAACGAACCCACCCCCGCGAGCGGGGGTGGCAGAGCGGCACCGACAAGGCTGCGGTTGCGGGTTCGAGTCCCGCCCGGGGCCGGCATGTGTCCCCTGTCCTTCGGAGGTTGTTGCCGATGCGTCGTGCGGTGCTGTTCGCTGTGGTCGCGGTGTTGTGTCTGGCCGGCGAGTCGTCGGCCGGTCCGGTCCGGCGGTGGGTCGAGAACCGCCCGGGGTGGCTCGTCCCGAGGCGGCAGCCGGCCCCGGTCCTGTGGTACGCCCCGGTGGTCCCGCAGTTCCCCGTCGTCCCCGCGCCGGGGCTGGACATCGGGTCCGAGCCGCTGCGGTTCGCCCCGGCGGTCCAGCCGGGCGTCGTCGTCGGCACCAGCCCCGTGCAGGGCTGCCCTGGTGGGCAATGCCCGGTCCGCCGGTGACCGTGACGTAGGCACTAGCTGGCAGGCAGCCGTGAGAACCGGCTAGGGAACAAGGCATCGGCCTCGCCAGCGAACGGTTCGGTTACGCCGGGCCTCGTGCCGGCAACAGGCGGGCGGGTGATTCGCACACCCGCCCGCCATTCCTTCCCGCCGGGACCACCCATGCCCACCCCCAAGCTGTCCCGGAAGAAGCACCGCAAGATTCTGGACCTGGCGGCCGAAGGCGCGTCCCTGCGCGAGATCGGGCGCAAGGCCGGCGTCGCCCACGGGACCGGCGTCAAGTACGCGAAGCTGCCCCTGCCCGAGCCGGCCGACCCGACGGCGGCCCTGCCGGGGAGCTGGGCGGAAGACTACCCGCCGTTCGCCCTGGAGACGCCGGCCCGGGTGCTGGTCCTCTCCGACGTCCACATCCCGTTCCACGTCCCGAAGGCGCTGGAAGCGGCGGTGGAGTACGGGCGGAAGAACGGCGCGGACACGGTGCTCTTGAACGGCGACGTGTGCGACTTCCACACCATCAGCCGCTACGACCACGACGGGAGCAAGCTGACCTACACCGAGGAAGTCGAGGCGGGCCGGCAGTTCTTGCGCTACCTGCGCGGGAAGTTCCCCAAGGCGCGGATCGTGTTCAAAGAGGGCAACCACGATGAGCGACTTGCCAAGTACATCCTCGGCCGGGCACCCGCCCTGTTCGGACTGGACAACTGCACGCTCCCGAGCCTGCTGGGGCTGGCGGCGGCGGGCGTTGAGCATGTTGGCGAGCAAAGAGTCGTCCACGCCGGAAAGCTGCGAGTCATCCACGGGCACGAGTACGGCAGCGGGACCAGCGCCCCCGTCAACGCCGCACGGTGGCTGATGCTGCGGGCGCGCAAGCCCGCCATGTGCGGACACCTGCACCAGACGAGCGAGCAGATCGAGATGGACATCGACGGCAACCAACTGGCCGCGTGGTCGCTCGGCTGCCTGTGCGGGCTGAACCCCCGATACCGGCGGCTCTCGACGCGCTGGAACCACGGGTGTGCCCTGGTGGACGTGGCCCGGGACGGGACGTTCGCCGTCGAGAACAAGCGGGTCATGAACGGCAAGGTGATGTGAACAGCGCCGACTGGTTCGCCGCCCGGGGCATCGTCCGCACCGATGGTGAGTTGATGCTTGTGATACCCGACTGCCGGCAGACGACGGACTACGGGTGCGGGCGGGCGTGCGTGGACGCCGTGGCCGAGTTCCACGGGCTGCGCCCGCCCCGGTCCTCGCCCCGGTGGGCGAACGCGGTTCAGGGCATGGCACCGGACACGGTGGCGGCGGCGCTGCGGTCGCTGGGGCTGGCGGTGCTGGCCGGCGGGCCGATGGAGGTGGCGACGCTCAAGGCGCTGGTGGGCGCGGGGTGGCCGGTCATCTGCCCGGTCACCCGCTCGGGGGTGGGTCACTGGGTCGTGGTGCGGGGCGTGCGGCGCGGGCGGGTGTACTTCCACTGCCCGAGCTGGGGCGCGTGCAGCGAGCCGGTGGCGACGTGGGAATCGCAGTGGCGCGACGCGACGGACACGGGCACGCCGTTCGTCCGCTGGGGCGTGGCGGCCGGTCCGCCGGGCTAGTCCTCGCCCGCGTCGGAGTCGTCGGAGCCGCCGCCGCCGACACCCTGGAGGCAGCGCGGGGCGAGGTGCGGGTGGCGGGTGGTGTCGTACAGCCCGCCGTTCCTGAGCCGCCACGCCTCGCGGCGGCACTCCTGCTTGATGGCAATCTTGGCGTAGCCGCGGAAGGGGACGCCCGGGTTGCCCGCCGGGTCGAACCGGCGCAGGCAGAGGAGCAGTTCCACGACGGCCGCCTGGTCGATGTCGGCGGCCTCCTGGCTGTTGGGCTGGAACTTGAACCGCCGGCGCACGTCGCGGGCGATCTGGAGCGCCCAGTCGAGGTGTTCGGCGGCCGGGTGGTCGGGCGGGAGTGGTATCACCGGGTTGTACTCAGGGGGTGTGATACCCTCAGTGTACAACCCGGTGATACGGTGTTAGACAGGGTTCTACAGGCACGTTATGCCGGTGTCACTTCGCCTTGCGCCGCGCCGTCTCGGGTTCGCCCCCGGCGGCCGGCAGCGCCTTGGGCTGCTGGGCGGCCAGGAGTTGCCGCAGCTCGGCCAGGTCCGCGGGCACGTCCTCGCCCTCGGGGGCCACGGCCCGCAGGCCGTCGGACGTGCCCAGAACGACGGCCTCGGCCGCCTTTCTGCGTAGCCAGATGAACGGGTTCAGGTGCATGGTCAGCCCTCCTTCGGTTCCTCGAACAGGTTGAGAAACGCCCGCTGCTATTCCGGGGTCGCCGTGCCCCGGGCCGTGGCGATGGCGGCCCGTGCCATCACCACCGCCGCGTTCCAACGGCCGCCGCTGATCTCCTCGGCCGAGTCGTCCATCCGGACGAACTGCACGAGCGCCGCCAGCAACTCTGGGGCGGCGGCGATCAGCCGGGCGTTGGCCAAGCCGCCGGAGTCGTCACCCACCCCGACCACTGCGATGGGTCCGGCGTACTGGTACTCACCCGGTCCGGCGGAGGGCGGGTAGATGCACGCCTCGCGGTCGAACGTCAGCGCCGTCTGGCATTCCCCACCCAGTTCCCAGGGGCCTGGGGTGTACTTTGCCGTCTCAGCCATCATCCGTTCTTCCTGCGTGGAGTCGCCACCGGGAAGACCATCCCCCTCGCCGAACCACCGGCAGGGGTGAAACCCGCCGGTCGCGGCGGGGTCGGCCGACTGACAGTGGTGGAGGACCCAGTCACCCAGACGCTTCCACGACGGGGCGACGATCTCACCGGGTGCGACGCCCTCGCCGCAACACGAGCACCGCCACAGTCCGCTCATCGTCCGTCCTCCTGCGTGGGGCCGCGGCCCCGGGGGGTTGGGGGTTAGTCGGCAAACGGATCGGCGTTCTTCTTGCGGATCACTTCTTCCAGGCGGGCAAGTGTAAAGCCGTGCTGGTAGAGGAACTCCAGTCGCCCGCGCACACCCTCGGAACGCACGTTCTCAAGGATCAACTCCCGCTCGTCATCGGCAGCGTCTTCCAAATCCCCGTCCAGGATGTCAGGGTCGAAGTCGGTTGACTCGGCGAGCTTCACCAGATCGTCCAGCGTCAACTCTCCCTTTGCGTCCTTGCCCTTGCGCTTCGCCATCGTCCTTCTCCTCTCGCGTGTGTGACGCCCTGGGGGTTGGGGGTTAG